AGTATATATGAGGATTTTGTCTATATGACCGATTGTCATGAACATGTTTTGGTATTGGTACACATTGATGTTCTCCAGTTTCCATTGATGGATATATTTGGTAAGTACCATATGTCATCCATGTATCCGAATTTATGTATATGTGATTTAAATAGTCTAAAACAAATACCGAAGATAACCAATCGTCTCCGTCAACTCTTAATATTATATCCTCATCATTTGGATTAATATAATCATATGCCTTTACGTGATTAGCTAAAGCACTACCATTATTTGTTTCATTAACTAATAAATGAAATCTAGGATCACCATCAATGTGTTTTTTGACTACGTTAACCGTGTCATCTGTCGACGCGTCATCTATAAAAACACATTCAAAGTTTTTATAACTCTGATTTTTTAATATTTCTAAATTTAATCCAACCCATGGTTCTACATTATATGCTGGTATTATAATAATAAATTTATTCATTTACAACTCCTCGTATAATTTATTTTGCTGTTCTTGTTTCTTTATGGTTTTATTGTGAACTAAACACCATTCCATTTCAGTTGGCAGATATGACATTGTCTTATAACCTTCTAACCGTTCATGTACTTTGTTTACCCATTTAATTTCGCCGTTGTTCTTGTATATTCGCCACTGATAATCTGGAAAGTTAATCCACCCATGTTCATTAACGCCCCACTTCCACGTTTCAATATGCTCTGGCGTAATTCCGTCTACTGTGTTAATCCTTGGTACTTTAATCACATCTACTGAATTATGTTGTAAAACCTCCGGTACCATATCTAAAACATATGTTGTCGGCATCTCATCAGCATCTATCTGGAATATATAATCACCAGAGCAATAATCTGTAAGTTTATTTTTCCAATTAGCAAAATGGCCACCGAACTCCCCCATATGCCAACTAAATTCACCATTAATTGAGTTTGCTCTAAGGAATGTTTCTATTGATTTAGAACCATTTTTTGAATCGTATAGAACTACAATTTCATCTTCATGTCTTTTATGTTTTAAAAGGAATGGTATCAGTTTTTGTATTTCTACAAATTCATCACAGACTGTTATAGCGTAACTTAGTTTCATTTATTTATATAATAATTAATTTATATTAAAAATCCAATTATACTTTTTGTAATTTTGGCAATTTTAATTTAGGAAGTTTTAATTCTACATGTTTTGGAATTGATTCAATGCCAGTATCTATATGTTTTAATACTTCATCATATCTTTTAGAAATTACCATTTCAGTAAAATTACTATTAACAAAATATCGTTGTCTTTTTGACAATTCATTCCATTTTTTAGTATTCTTCAATATGTCAACAAACATTTTACTAGCATACCCATAATCAACTGTAAACCACTGGGCTTCTTTTAAAAGAAAGTCATTTGCTGCTGATTCATGTATATTTGTTAAAGTACCTGGTAATGCACATATAAACTCCTTTTTCAAGAAGTCTGCTTGGCCGGAATAATGTGGTGCCATAATAGGTTTACCGGTTGATGCAAATTCTAGTAGAGGTCTACCAAATCCTTCTGCTTTAGTAAATGACACCATTGCTTTAATCTTGGGATGATTATATAATGCATTCATTTCAGCATTAGTCAAATCACCATGTAACAAATAAACTGGTGGTAATTTATGTATTTCAGTTCCAAATAGGTTTCGGACCTGTTCTATCTTTTTTTCAATTTCCCAACGATCGGTAACACTATACGTTGCACCGCTAGTTTTTAATACTAATGCGGGTTGTGTAGATCTTTGTTTGTCTTTGAAAGCCGTAAAAAAACAATGCAATGCACCACTAATATTTTTTCGATCTTCACCTACATTACCTTGTAGCCAATGACCACACATTAAGAATGCATTCTTTTCTTTAATCGAATCTAATGCTGGTATTGATGTTGTTACGTTTTTATTGCTATATACAGTATCATCAAAATATTCTGAAATAACTTGAATATTTGTTGTTATAGGTTTGCCTGATTGTGTTGCTGTATCTTCAAATGTTTTCTTTGTAAATTCACTTGGTACAATTATTAATTGCATTTGATTGATTCGATCAATCCACTCTGGATTACAAACACTTCCTTCTGTGCCGGCAGTTACTCCTATATTATATTGACCAACTGCCTGAAATTCATTCGGTACTGTTATTTGTACCCATATATCTGGTTTAGTCTGTAATGGTAATCCGATAAACCGCTGTTTCCAATCACTTGATATAGGATATGTAAATGGTGTATTGCCCCATGGCATTGACAGTAGGTTAATTTCCCATTCGTTGCTTTTTTTATCTATAAACTGTTTAATAATTTCTCGGGCATGGTGTCCGTAACCAGATTGTGTTGCTACTGGTGATGATATAACTACTTTTCTCATTATGCTATTCCTATATTTTCGTATTGTTTTTCTTCTACTTTGTTAAATGTGTATCTAGGACGTGTTACTGGTCGACTTATTAACGTATCCATCATTTCAATCATTTTATTACCCATTTGCTCGGAAGTTAATCCATTCTCTAAACAAAACTCTCTTCCTGCTAATCCAGCGGCGTTTCTCTGTTCCGGTGTAGTAATATACCAATCATATATTGCAGTTGCTACATGTTCTGATTGAACTCGGTCGTCGAATATAAATGGAGTTGCTATAGATCCCTGTATCGATCTATTACTAGGAAATATTGGCTTCACCCATACTCCATGATCGGTATATTTTGCTTTATGATTAGTTGGAAAGTCTTTAGTGAATTCAATTAATTTCCCATGCTCATCTCTAAATCCACATTGATCTTGCAATCCACCGGTTACATTATTTATAATAGGTGTTCCAGATAATAATGCTTCTGTACTACTCAATCCCCACCCTTCATTGCTAGCAATATTAATTACTACGTCTACTGAGTTATATACTGCATTAAGATCTTGTATTGACAGTTTTGTTTCAGAGAATACAATTTTACAATTTGGGGCAATGTGTTTTGCTACTGCTCTTAAGTCTGTTCCATTTGTGTCAACTGCTGCTGTATGCATTAATAACATTGTTTTGGATCGGTCTTCTTCTGGTAACATATCATTAAACAATTTAAATGATAAAATTACATCTGCAGGTTGTTTTCTTCTAATATTTCTGTTATTCCAAAACAATACAAATTCAGCATCATTCTTAGTTTTTATTTGTTCTAATATTTTGAGATATGCTGGATCATTGCCTGGAAGTGGTTTATATATGTTATGATCTAAACCATGCGGCACATATCCAGTAATAATGTCATTATTTTTTGCTTTAGTTGTTTTATCATAATCACATACCCCAAAACCGTTCTGTTTAAGAACTTCTCTATGGATATTATCTGATTGCTTACTGATTCCCATAATCAAATCGCAACTACCGTAATACGGTGCGTTCCACATTGGATACGGGAGATCATCCCAAATTGAATAATATGCTATTGGAATTCCATATGTGGTTTTAATCTCATGTTCTAATGAATATAACCATGTCCAATATCTAGGATCTGTAAAGTGTAAAATTACATCTGGCTTTTCTTGGTTAATTATAGAAAATAATACGTTTCGATCACCATATCCAGTCCATGGAATAACTTTTACATTGGCATCAACTATTCCGGTTTCTTGTTGAATCTGATTTGATACGTCTTGAGCTTTTCCATGCTCGGGGTGTTGTAGTGCAGCACCTAATTGTATCCAATCATAATGATGTACTGTTTTTAAAATAATTTCGCGACTAATAGTTCCAATACCACTTGGTAATCTAAAATCATCAGATAATAATAGTATTTTTTTCTTTTTAGGGGTGTTAACGTCTACTGTTTGTAACTTTGGTAATTTCATTTATTTTCCTTATAACTTTTATATAAATATATCAACCTAGTAAAACTACCGGTTTATTTTGCTTGTTAATATTACTATATGCTGTTTTTAAAAATGGATCCATAATGGATTCATTTGTCATTATAATCATATAATCACAATTCTGTGCTATGAGTTTCATTCTATGATGTAATTGACTAAAATGATATGATTTGCCATAATATGTTTTAGGCATAGCAGAATATAGATTATAACCTGAATATGATGGATTATATTCTTTGTAGTTCATTCCAAATTCTAATGCATATTTTCTAATCATACTATTAGCACCTTCAGTACCACCAGCACCAACAATTACAACTTCTTCAAATTTACTTTTTAATCCATTCAGTGTTTCTTGGACCTTACGCCGATTCTGCCAATTCTTGTTTCCTATAACTGCAACTTTAGTCGTATTTTTCATATGCAAACTTAACTGTTTTTGGATAATGATTATATGCTACTCGCAAACCGATTTCTAATAATTTTCTATTCTGTTTGCTATTCGGCCCAGTAATATCAGTACACAAAGTATATTTGCACTTTATATATCCAATACTATGTGATTTATGTCTATTCAAAACAAAATCATATACATATACGTGTTTATGTTTATGTGGTTTATACATATATTATATAATATAAAAAACTATTCTCGAATCCTATTTTCTTTGGGACAATTTACATAATCAGTTTTAAACGGACACCATTTACAATGTTTTGCACCCTTTCCTGCTAGTGCTAAATATTGTCGTTCTTCATTTTTATTGCCATCACCATCAAAACATGTTTCTACGAATTCATCTATACGTTTTTGTATTTTTCTTTGAGTAACCGTTCCAGATGATGGTTGATGCTGCTGAACCCGTTTTTGAGGAAACATTGAATTCTCTATTAACTTTCTTTTAACTATAAAAAATTCTACATTAATGTTTTCTATAGGAACACCATATTGTTCTGAGAAATATGTTTTATATGTAACTAATTGAGCTGACTTTAATGGGTCTGCTTTTTGATATTTATTCCAACCCATTCTGCTAGTCTTAATATCAAAAATTTCTATAGTATTAGTAGGTTTATGTCGTAAAACTAAATCCATAAATCCATACCAGTATACTGATGAATTCTTTTGAGATGCTGGAGTACACAATTCCATCTCTATTCCTAGCAACTCATAATCACGACTAGAAAAATATTGTCCTCTGCGCTTCTTAAACCAGTCTAGTATAGCAATACCATCTTCATGATATTCTGCTAATTGTAATGGATTTGAAAAATGTTCCCCGTTACGATCAGCGACACATTTACTGTATTCAATTTTAAGATTTTCCATTAATAAGTCTGGTAAATCTATTGCATCTGCTTTCTTTACAGACTCAGTATACATAACCGTTAGAAAGTGTTGCAGTGTCTCATGGAATGCAGTTCCAAAGACAGTATCGATAGATGCAGTGAATGGTGCTAATCGATCAATGTATGCTAACTTCCAATTCAATGGACATTTTTCATACATTGACCATTGTGAATATGAAATTCTAGTTGGCACCGACTTTGGATCTCTTACTGCCAATCTATAAACCGGACTAATATAATTTACGTTTTCTTTACTCATCAGATCCATTTAATGTGAAACTAGTATTATATAATACACAATCTATTAATTCAGACATTCGCTCACTAATCATCTCATAAAATTCATCAATATGATCAGTATCTTCATCATTTAATAATTGTAAATCTTCTTCGGTTGGTTCATATTCATCCCAATCGTCGCCAAATTTATTATATGATGCAGCACCAATAAAATTCATCCCCTCATCTTCCCAATCAATTAGTAGACTAACATCCGGGTCCATCTCTGAAACATGATTATAGATTCTCTCAAATAAACCATGGGCTGGACTCCATGCTGAATTTATGTTTAAATTAATTTCTAATTCGTCGATATCGATATCTTCGAAGGATATCCATTTTGCACCCAACTTGTCAATATAATCATCCCTTGTTTGTTCTACATCAGGACATATTATGTTAAAATATGCATCTTGTAGTTTCGTGATTCGTTGCCAATATGTAGTTACAGAGTCATCTGTATCAGGACTATTCATCCATTTATCATATTGCAAAATATCGGATTCAAATTTACGACACGCTTTTTCATCTTCGAATCGTATATGAATATTAGTATAAACATGATTTGCCATATTACTTCTTTTATTATTAATATAAGAAAAATATTGCTAATAACCTAATTAAACTCATTAAGATATATATCAATTACGTCTTTAGTTTTATTTAGATCGGCTTCGAAGTTGCCTTTGTGTCGACATCTTACAATGCGTTTAATGATATCAAATTCATACGCATTAAGTTCCCATTCTGTTGCAAATTTATATAGACTATCTTTACCTATGTAATGTTTCTGTGTATGAGCAAATGGTATTTCTTTTAATTTCATTTTATTCCTTTTAATAATTTCTTTTTTTCTGCACTCGTATAACCATATAATGACAATATACGATCACAACTATCGTTATCCATTAATTCTAGATATTCCGTTACTTCAGACTTACTTATCTGATAATGTTCTGCAAATTGTTGTATTAAATTAACGTCGTACTTATCAGATTTCTTGCCTTTTACGTATTTTGCAAATGCTTTATTATTTGGCAATAAGTCGTGATATAATTTATAAGTATCTCTTGGTTTTAATTGTCCAATTGTATAACACTGTAATTCATTAACTAAATCAGTTAGTTCCATTCGCATTGACAACCACCTATTCACAATAAATGGAGCAAACTTCTTTTGTTCTGGTTCCGTCCATTCTTCCCACGTTTTCTTTTTATTGGTTATCCCATTTATAAAATCAAATATACTAGCCATTATAATTTATATTTTTGTTTAAATTGTGCTTCAAAATTACTACCCATTCCCATTTCTAATATTATAGCATTTTCTGGGACTCCTACCAATTTTTTTGCAGTTAAAATATCATCAATACTCTTCTTTTTATATGTTTTCATCTTTACCCGAGCATTGCTACGATTTGATGTCTTAAACACAATAGTAATGTTACCTTTTAAAATCTTTTCTGCCATATATAAGTTATTTTGTTAATTCTAATTGATTCTCGTTAAATATATGTAATAGACCAAAATCATCCATTTCTCCTACAACCCGAATATCTCCATTAACTGTGGTAAATACTGATACTATAGTACATGGAAATTTGTATCCTTTTGGTTTTATGGCTTTGTCGCCAATTTCAAATTTACTTGTCATTTTTCTTTATCTTTACTGGTTGAAACTCTTCTGGTATTGCCCCACAATCATCACATCTAAATACTGGTACTGGTACCATGGTATCTTTGTCTTGACCTGTTAAGAATTTTGAAACTTTATTAATTGCCATTACTTGTCGAAAATATATACATTCACATTCTTTGCAAACAATAGGTTGCATATCAGTTGGTTTAATATTTGGATTATGTTGATTCATTGATATTCTTTATAATTCATTCATAATATTAACAAACATCGCCATTATGTTTATTTCTTTATCAACTACAGTTGCGTCTTTAAATTGAGCTTCTGCAATAATCAATATCATTGCCGCAATATGCCCTGTCGCAAATTCTTCTAGATTATCATATAGAAATGTATATAGTGGTGTAAAATCTCTTACTTTACTATCTGCAATACATTGCCTTACTTTATTAAAAGTTGCTTTTTTATCTTTAGCATTTTTAAGCATTTCCAATACTTCAGTCATATAATTTGCCTGTATAGCACTTGCTTTATCTAATTGCAAAGTACCATCCACTACTGATGCTTGGGCTGCATTAATTGCTCTTCGAATATCTGGATATGACGCATTAATAATTGCTGCAATATCCTGAACATCATATGACACGTTCTTTTCATCTAATACAGTAACCAATCGCTTTGCTACATCAGTTTTATTCGGTGGTGTGATTGCAAATGTCTGGCATCTACTCTGAATTGGATCTATAATCTTTTCTACATAATTACATGTTAATATAAATCGAGTAGTCTTACTATATGTTTCCATTAAATTTCTCAGAGCTGCTTGAGCATTTGGAGTTAAATAGTCAGCTTCGTCTAATATTACAATCTTCCATCGTTTAAATCCTACCGTTGACGCATATCGCTTAATCTTATCTCGTACTGCATCAACTGAGTTTTCATCTGATGCATTAATATACATAACATCAGCTTCGACACTATTTGCAATTATCTTGGCTAATGTTGTCTTACCTGTTCCAGCTGGGCCATAAAATAATAAATGTGGCACATCACCATTCTTAATGAATATCTTGACTTTGTCAATAATATGCTCATTACCAATATATCCATCCATTGTATCTGGGCGGAAGGATTCTACCCA